TAAATGAGTTTATAGAGTTTGCTATAGATGAAATAATAGATTGTATTTGACGGCTAACTGATCCTAATTCAACGTCACCAATTCTAGATGTACCCGCAACAGAACGTATGCCGTCTGGACTAAGGAACACTAAGTCACCACCAATTTCTTGAATACTATGAGAGCTAAGGCAACCTACGTTTTGTGTAACAGGTATAATAGCAATGTTACTAGAATCATTAATATTTACAAGCTTGTGTATGCTATTACGACAAAAGATAATAAGATCGCTACGAAAGCTTTTAATACCAACTACTTGGTCAGGTAGTAAAATGCTACCTGCTCCAGAGCCTGAAAAGCTACTAGGGTCTAGAAGCGAACTATAAAAAACTGTGTTCTTTGCGGTAGGTGCATTCGCAACTACTAAGTGCTGATCATGTATAGCACAAACTGTTGGGGCTGTTGTCCCACTTACTGTAATTTCTTCTGCAAAGAATGTGCGAGTCGTTAAGCCACCTGTTCCTGTCATGCTAAATAAGAAAGGCTTGTTAACTCCGTCAGTAATAATGATCTGTCCGTAGTCTGTGTTGCCTTCAAAGATTGTAAAGGATGTTTGAGACTGTGAAGTTCTTGCGTCCATGCTACGGCCTGTAAAGGCTGTGTGGTTGTCTCCACCGCTTGCAACACTAGCTCTGTTAATCTGTAGCCACGCGTTTTCACCATCAGGGCTAAAAAATATTCCATCGCCTGAACAGACTATTAAGCCGTCAGCATATACTGCAAGACCTAGTATTTCATTTGCGCCATTAGGACGAGTGTCTCCAAAGGCTGTGTAGCCATTTATACGGCGATAGCCGCCATCTGGATCAACTTCAAAGTTTACAAGCTTTGTAGCTAATCCGGGCTGTGAAAGCATCTCAAGCTGATTAAGGTTAGTATTTAAACCACCTTTGCATGAAACACCATAAGGTTGAGAAACAGCCATATTATACGAATCTCATTCGGTCATCTTTAATATAAGTGGGCGTAGGCTCAATAAGGTTAGAACGCATACTACGTAATCCTTTCTTGTAATCTTCTAGTGCAAACGCCGCCGCTTGTGGGTTGTCTTTAAACTGCCAGATATAGTACCTAGCTCTAGCTTGTAGAACACCAGTATACAAATCTGGGAAGACTATAGTGTCGCCATGAGCAACTAGTCTTGTTGGAAGGTTCCACGCATAAAACCAAACGCGGTATACCTTATCGGGAATAGGGCTGAGTCCAAACTTTCGAGAGTCTGGGCTTCTAATAACGGCAGAAGGAACACCGTAGTTTTGTGTGTCTGCATCGTCTAGGTTCTCTCCAACTCTGCGAAAGTCTTTCCACTCTTCAGTTGTTAAGAATTTAAGGTTGCGACTTATGTACGGAGGAGATTCTCCAGATACGCCTACAGTAGTGAGATAGAAGTTATCCCAATCTATTGAACTGTAGTCGGTTGTAATATTAGAACTAGCAGGTTTTAACTCAAAGAAACGCTGACCTATAACTGTTTCAACAAATACGTTGCCGTACATTGGGTCTACTGTGCCACTTTCTGCAACAGATAAAAAAGGCCACTGAGGTTCTTGAGTTATAATATCAAAGTAAGCTCTGTTTACTGAGTCTTTAACATGTTGCTGTACACCAACTGCATTTGAAAATGTTGCGTTAGTCAACGTAACTTCATTAAGTTCTCGTAACAGTTCGTTAGTTAAATCAAGATAAGTTGTTGACATAGGTTATTGCGCCTTTGATTTAGTTTCAGTTTCTTTCTTTCCAAAGATAGCATCCCAGTTATCTTCGTATTTCTTTTTGTTCTCTGGCTTATACCAACTTCCTGTATCGCCTAGTATCTTTCCTTTCTTTCTACCCTGTATCATTACAGGCTTTGTATTGCTTCCAAGTATTGCCATTATAACCTCTTAAAGATCAGGGGGCTTTTACACCCCCTTCTCTAATTGCTTACTTAGTCGATACCGTAGAACGCAGAAACAAGTGCGTCAGGGCGTAAAACTTTAGCACCATAAACGTGCAAACCACGACAGATGTCGCCAAAGCTATCTGGGTCACGAAGAACCTCAGTGCTTGTAATGGTCTGAGCCGTTGCAGTAGAACTCATGTGTCCTGCAAGGATCTGACCTGCGGCATTAGAAGTAGCAGGTACGTTGTTAGACTTGTACATATCAAAACCACGTAGCTTACCAGAAGATACCAATCCGTTGCGGATAGAACCTTGTCCGGCGTTGAAGTCTACAGACATTAACTTAGAGCTAGATTGTCCAAGTTGCTCGTAGAAGCTAGGTGGTGCCAAGAACCAACGTCCTTCCTCTGGGATGTTTTGCTCGTCAAGAAGACGCGCCATGTGTGCCATGACATCCAAAGGATCATGCTCGTTAGAACCGAAACCAATGTCCAAGTTACCAGTGCCATCAAGAGTTCCTGCGGCTAGGTCAGTAGCACTGTCGCTACCAAGGATGTGGTTAGGGCTTGAAGCTGAAACACCTGCAAACATCTTAGCAATTACACCTGCGTCAAATGCGTCACGCAAAGCGTAAGCGGCAGATGAAGATGCAACTTCTTTAAAGTTTACGTGAGACATAGCTGTTTCAATATCATCAACCTTGAACTTGAATGCGTTAGCAATATCAACGATCAAAGTAGTTTCAATGTCAGTCAGCTTAGTCTGAGCTACGTCAGCGCCACGCTCATAAGCGGCTACAGTGATTACTGGCTCTTTGATGATCTTTACAGAGTCACCGAAACCTGTGATTTCACCACTGTAATCAGTGTTGGTAATTGCTTCAGCTACCGATGCCTTACGGAAGAAGTTAAGAACCTTCTTAGAAAAGACTGAGGGTAGGAAGAAGCTGTTAGTTTGACCAGTAACTGAGTTACCAAAGTTACCGTTTGTGTCTGTGCTTTGCTCAAATAGAGCGTCTGATGTGTTAAAAGCCATGTTATGTTACTCCAAAAAAAGACAATAATATTTAATCTACTATCCTGCCTTCCATAATAGCTAGGTCAATATCGGCTTCATACTTGTCGAATTGAGCCATAGACAGTTTAGTGATTTCCCGTTGTGACCAAATCTTAGGCTCTTTGGAATCTATTTGAGTAGTTCTCGTAGATACCATGTCTGCCGCTGAAGATTTGGGGGCTTGTGATTTCTTTGTCTTCTGCTTACTTCCAATCTTAATACCATTTTCCATCTTATAAAGATCAATAGCTTTTATCGCTAATGAAACATTGTCTGGGTTTTCATAGATCCAACCTTGAATTGCTTCTGGTTGTTCCTTAGCCCATTCGTGAAACTTGTCATCGCCTCGTATATCCTCAAAATCAGGATGTCGAGAACGCAGTGTAGTCTCCGCTTCTCTACGTTGAATGTTTGCTTCTCGTTCTTCAAGAACAGACATTTTAGTTTTCAAAGCTTGTAGTTGCTGTTCACTTTGTAAGTGTGCAACGGTTTCTACAGTTTCATATAGATCAGGATATTCTGCTTTAAAACTTTCAAGTTCTTCGGTTGACTTAGGCGGGGCATACGCAGGTTGCGTCTCTTGTGCCATCGCTGTAAGCTGTAGTTCTTTCTGTTTAAAATCAGCTATCTTCTGATCGTAGTGCTTCTTTAGATCATCGTATCGTTTTTTATAATTTGTATTTCCTTTGGGAGCTTCTTCTACTTGTTCAGGGGCCGCAGAGCGGGTAGCCTGTGAGGGTTCTTCAAAGAAAAGCGTATCTGCTTTACCTCTACTTGGGGCATCTGGTTTGTGCCAAGCCTTCTTAGAGTTATACGGATTCGCAGTTGGTTCTTCCATTTGTTCGTTTGCAGTTGACATATACATCACACTCCTGTTGGGGCTTGCTAGTCTTTCAAGGTGGCTATACTGTTCGCGTTTTCAGTACAGGGTCTTGATACTTCAAGGTGGCCTCTAGGTAAAAAAAAATGATAAGGGGTCTAGTTAAAGAGTGGCCTTATCGGGGTCTAACACTTGGCATTTGATTAGAAGCAATCATCATACTATTGATTTCTTCGTCTTCTTTAGACTCTTCCATTTCTGGAGTGTCGTCTACCATACCGCCAAATGCTTTCTTCATTAAACCACCGTCATAGGCTTTCTCAGCTTCGTCCATCATAGTTTGTAGCTGATCAGCGCCCATTTGATCGGTAGCCTTTTTGGTGAAAACAAATTCACCATCCGATAACCTTGCGGGAATCGAATCTGATACTCCAGTGCCAAGGCCACTTACTTCGCCTTCGCCAGAGAATTCTCCTGCAACATCCATGACCTTATCAAAGATGCCACTTAGACGTTCGTCAGTTTCTAGAACGCCCATTAAATATTCTTGTTCTTCTGTATCTAAAGACTCGCCTAGTACATAGCCTACGTAGTCTTCTTCCATCTCAGCATCTGGTAGCTGTGAAGCTTCTGCCGCTTCTTTTTCATCTTCTGGGATGTTGTCGTAGGTGTCTTCAGGCATGTCGCCTTCCATTTCAGGAGGCATGAGCATAGAGCCTTCAGCGTACTTCATTTTGCCACCATACATTTTTTTATTAAGCGGACTGTCTTCTTCAACAGCTTCGCCGCCTTCATTGTACTGCATCATCCCGCCAGACATCTTACCTTGTTTTTTTTCCATTTGCATTCTGTAGCGTTTGTCATCCATAGATTCTTGCATTTTTTAACCCTCAATTCTTTGTTTAGCTTCTTTTATTTGTTCTTTCAGTTGTAGCAAATTAGCCAGAGAACTCACTCTCCCCTGCTTGCGGTACAGTTCCAGTTCCGATGTTGCCACCGCCAGTGCCTGTAGCTCCAAGTTCTTGAGGTTGTTGAGATGCTCCTTGAGGGCCTCCCATAGCTCCCTGTTGTTCGTCAGGGCCGACAGCTTCGCCGCCATTTGCTTGTCCAACATTTTGCGCTCCTATAATTTGTGCCATCATTGCCGCTTC